ATGGGCAGTAACATCATTTGGAAAAAATAAATGAGTAACCTAAAAGATTTTGAAGACTTAACAAAAATGTTAATGCGACATGAAGGTGTTGAGTCTTATGTTTATCAATGTTCAGCAGGAAAGGAAACAATAGGCGTTGGTAGAAATATTAGTCCTAATGGCGGTATTGGTTTATCTGAAGATGAGATTGTTTTTTTATTAGTCAATGACATCAGTAGATGTAAGGAAGAATTAAAAAATAATTTTGATTGGTTTGAAGATCTAAATACAGCGAGACAACATGCAATGATAGATATTGTTTTTAATTTAGGCATAACTCGTTTATTGAAATTTAAAAAAGCATTAGCTTTTATGGTAGAACAAGATTACTTCAATGCTTCAGAAGAGTTTTTAGATTCTCGATGGGCTACACAAGTTGGTCATCGAGCAGAAGAATTAGCTGAGATGATCCACACTGGAGAGTATATATCATGCCACTAGTACCATTAACAATTCCACCTGGCGTTTCTAAACAAGGAACCGATTACCAAAATGCCAATCGTTGGAACTCATCTAGTTTAGTTAGGTGGGCAGAGAATACTATGAGGCCAGTCGGTGGATGGAGAGAAAGAACATCGGCAATGACTGGTATTTGTAGAAAAATTTTAACTTGGATTGATAACAGTGGTGTTAGACAAACAGCAGCAGGAACACAAAGTAAGTTATATGCTGTAACTCAAGCTAATACGCTTGCTGATATTACGCCAAGCTCTTTTACTTCTGGTGCAGCAGATAGTGTTACAAATTTAGGATTTGGTGGTCTTACCTGGGGATTGTCATATTATGGGGTAGAGCGTCCAGACACAGGCACATATACTCCAGTTACAACTTGGTCTTTAGACACCTGGGGACAGTATTTACTTGGTTGTTCAACTGCTGATGGTAAAATTTATCAGTGGCAACTAGACAGTAGCACTCCAACAGTAGCAGCAGTCGTTACCAATGCTCCGACTTCTTGTCAGGCAGTTTTTATTTCTTTAGAAAGATTTGTCTTTGCTCTTGGTCCAGGTGGAATAAAAAACAAATTACAATGGTCCGATCAAGAAGCAGAAACGACATGGACACCAGCGGCAGCTAATCAAGCTGGAAGTTTTATTTTATCAACACCAGGCAGTTTACTATCAGGACATCGTTTAAGAGGTGAGTCATTATTTTTAACTGATGTTGATGCTCATGTTGGTAGATATATCGGGCCGCCCCTAGTGTACGGATTTCAATCAGTAGGAACTGGCTGTGGTGCAATTTCAGCTAATAGTTGTGCAGTTGCAAACGGAAGCGCCTATTGGATGGGCTTAAAAGGCTTCCATCTTTATAATGGTCGAGTACAAGATATTCCTTGTGAGGTTTCTGATTATGTCTTTAATGATATGAATCAAGGTCAAAGATCAAAAACCTATGCTTTTTACAACCAACACTTTGATGAAGTTTGGTGGTTTTATCCGTCTGCAAACTCAACTGAAAATGACAGGTATGTCAGTCTTAATATTAAAGAAGGGCATTGGTCTATTGGTGAATTGGGAAGAACAGCAGCACATGGCATTGGTGCTTTCATTTATCCAAACATGGTCGGTACTGATTCTAAAGTTTATGAACATGAAGTTGGTATAATTCCAAATGATAGTTACCCTGTTTTTGCTGAATCTGGCCCATTACAAATAGGTAATGGCGACAGATTAATGTCCGTTGATGAATTAATCCCCGATGAGAAAACACAAGGTGATGTGACAGCAACCTTTAAAACAAAATTATACCCTAATGGAGATGAAACCAGTCATGGACCATATTCGTTAGCCAATCCTACTTCAGTTAGATTACAAGGTAGGCAAGTAGAAGTAAGGATAGATCAAAGTAAGGATACTGATTGGAGAGTAGGTGTTATGCGTTTTAATGCTAAAGCAGGTAGTAAACGATGAGATTACCTGATGCTCCAAGCAATTATGATCCTGTATATGAATCAGAAAAAAATAATATACTGGAAAAAAGTGATCAACAAAATTTTAAACGATTATCAGATGTAGAAATTGGTTCAGCAAGATTAATTATTGAATCACCTAATGGTACTCGTTACAAAATAGTTGTTGATAATTCAGGTAATTTATCTGCGAGTAGCGTCTAATGGAAAATGTTATAGCGATAAATACAGCAGCTTCTATTATGAGTCCTTATCGAAAAAATATTGAAAAAGCGTTACAATATTCGAAGGGAACTCATACATATAGCGATGTCGTTTCCGCAGTAGAAGATCAAAGTCTACAATTCTGGCCTGGAGAGAACTCAAGTTTTTTAATAACTGAGTTGGTCCAATACCCACAAAAAAAGAGTTTACATATTTTTTTAAGTGCTGGTGAATTACCAACACTTAAAAAAATGATAGGTTCAGTTGAATTATTTGCTAAAGAATTAGCATGCGATCACATAACTATTTGTGGTCGTCATGGATGGAAAAAAATAGGCAAAGATTATGGCTATAAAGAAGAATGGAGTTATTTGTATAAGGAGTTAGAAAAATGAGTGTAGGAGCAGGACAAACACAAACACCAATGGGAATTGATTTGGGTGGAGGTAGAACTCCTGAATGGGATACGACTAGGTATAAAGCTCCTTATATGCCTACAGTTACTGGTCCTGGTTTTACTCCCTATATGCCTAATGTAACGACAACTAATCCAGTTGCCCCACCAGGAAGCTATGCTCCTTTTCAAAGTAGTTATTATGGCAGTCCTCAAGAACAGATGTACGGATCACCAATGACACCTCAACAACCTTATGCTGGTTATTATCAAAATTATAGATTGCCTGGTCCAACATACGGAGCAGGTTTAGGAGGAGGAGGTAAAGGTGGTACTACAAGACGATCAGGTCCACCTGTAACCACGCCAACTGAAATGAATACATATTCGGATGTAGCTAAAAATCAAGCTAATCCACAAGGAGATTATGGTCCTTCAAGGGATGTTCAAACTGGAAAGGTTACATTTGGAAGAACGGCTGATGGGCAAAATATTTATATTGATCCAAACACAGGATCAGCAGTTAATCCTACAGATCCAAACTATGGTCAATACAGTGTTGATGCTTCTGGTAATCAGACTTATACACCTAATGCAACTATGCAAGGAATGAATCCTGATGGCTCTCCTATTGTGTACAATCAAGGACCAGATTCACTAGGTGGAGCATTTATAGATCCATTATTTGATCCTATATTTAATCCACCAGCACCAGTCGTTCCTCCCTTAGCTCAACAACAGCAAGAGATAGACGACTTTAGAAGAAGAGAAAGAGAATTTTAATTAAGAGGTATTATTATGAGTTTTGGCAGTAACAGTAGTAGAACAGATTTTGATCCTGGTTTAACAGCAGATCTTAGATCAGTTTTTCAAGAAGGTAAAAAGCTATACGATCAACCTTATCAACCTTATCCCTATGCTAGGGTAGCTCCGTTAAGTCCATTTGAATTGGAAGGACAAGGTCGTGCGGTTGATGCAGCTAGAGCTGGTCTTGGACAAGGACAAGTAGCCGATGCTACCTCTACAGCTAGAGGTCTATCTGGATACAATATGTCTGATGTAGATAGCTTTATGAACCCATACACTCAACAAGTTATCGATCCTGTTTTAAGGGATATTGAACAATCAAGAGCGCTGCAACAGCAAGCCAACGCTTCAAAAGCGATGAGTCAAGGAGCTTTTGGAGGAGACCGGCAGGCTCTAGTCGATGCAGAAACCAATAGATTAGCTATGCAAGAGGCAGGAGATGTTTCAGGTAGATTAAGACAACAAGGATTTCGTGATGCACAGGATGCTTCATTATCTAGTGCTAATGTTAGAGGACGAGGTGCAGATTTATTAGCTGGGCTAGGACAACAACAAAGAGATATGACATATGATGATGCTCGAATGTTATCAGGCGTTGGAAGAGAACAAAGAGGCTTTGGACAATCATTGTTAGACGATGTTTATAGTAGATTCTCGGAAAGAAGAGACTATCCAATTCGTATGTTACAAGTGCTGCAAGGCGCTGCTGGATTATTACCTGATCCAAGACAACAAACAAGTAAGGGATTTAATATAAGCTCAGGTTCCGGTGAGCCATGGTGGAAAAAATAATGAGCATTGAGGAGCAGTTATAATGGCAAATGGATTAAATAATAACCAAGATTTGTTAAGATCCTTAGATGATCTACAAAGAACTTTTGGTGCTCCAATACCAGAAGTTGATTTTATACAACCTCCTGTAGAAGCTGCACCTGTTAATCAAAATCAAAATATTTTGATGCAAGGTTTAGAAGCATTAGCAGGAGGAGCAGGAGGGGTTTTAGGTGATCTTGGAAGAATTACAGGTGTTCTGCCCACTAGAGGGCAACAACAAAGAGAGCAACAACGACAAAATATTGATGCTTTCATTGCTCAAGAATTAACACCTGATCAACAAATTATTTTTAATGCTTTATCACCAGAAATGCAACAACAATATGTAACTACTAAGCTTTTTCCAGAGGAAGAAGAGGAACCTACTACAGATGATATTAAAGAGTATCAATTTGCAAAAAAGGGTGAGAATCCTTTTCTTGGATCTTTTGAAGATTGGATGAAGCTAAACAAATCGGAAGGTACAAGGATTTATAATAGATTACCTGGTGGACCATCTCAAGAAGATCAAATAATGACTAAGATAACTGAAGATACTGCTATTAGGCTTTCTGAAGATGTGTACAACACTGCTAGAGAAGGAAGTGAAGTTATAAGTTTATTATCAGTGCTTGAACCTATGGTCGATGATCCCAATTTTCAAACAGGCGCAGGTACTCCATTTAGAATGACCATGTCTAGGGTGTTAAATGCGGTTGGTGTATTAGGTGACGATGAGATAGATGATTTAGGAGATCAAGAGTTTTTTCAAAAAACAATAAGCTATCTTACTCCTCGGTTAAGAGTTTCAGGATCAGGTTCTTCTTCAGACGCAGACATTGATTTATTTAAAGATGCTCTTCCTGGTTTAAAAAATACTCGTAGAGCTAACCAGTTAGTATTAAAAGCACATTTAAGGGTAGCTGCATATAATCAAGAAAGATTGAGCTTACACAATGAATTTGTGCAAACAGGGAATTTCAAAGCAATAATGGATTTTGATAATTATGCCATTGAAAGGTTAGGTCCTTTATGGAAAAAATATGATTCAGATGAATCATTTGATGCACAAGTAAAAAATGGTCGTTTCGCAGTAGGTGATATGGTTTATGATGGAATTAATAAACAATTTCTAATCCTTACAGCCGAAGATATACAAGGAGCCATGTAATGGCAGCACCTACAAGAAAAGTAAACTATCAGGATGAATCTACACCCTATGATTTTAGCAGTCTTGCAAGAACAGCAGGACAAGGTTTAAGCTTTGGCTCTGCTGATGAAATTGAAGCTTTTCTTGCAACATTAAAAACACAATCGCGGGCTAAAGATCCAGAACTTTTTAGAAAAACTTATGAAGATAATCTATCTAAAATAAGAGAAGATATTGATGAGTTTAGAAAAACGAATCCAGTAGCAGCTTACGGATCTGAAATACTTGGTTCTATACCAACATCTATAATTTCAGGACCAGCAGGAGCCGCATCAACAGTCGCTAAACTTGGAAGATTAGCTACTCAAGGCGGGTTTTATGGAGCTGCTGCAGGCGAGGAGGGCCAAAGACTAGAATCAGGAATTGCTGGAGCAGCTATGGCTCCAGCAATCGCACTTGGAGCATCAAAAACACTTCCTAAAATTTCTGATGCAGCTAAAGCTTTAATGAAAGAAGGAGTTGTACCATCAGCAGGGCAAGCTTTTAGAGGTTCAGGGACTCTAGGATCAATGGCAATATCTGAATTGGAAGATTTAACCACATCTTTTCCAATAGCAGGTCTTGCTACCAAAGCAGCAAGAACGAGAGCTTTACAAGATTTTAATAATAGAGCATTAAATAATCTTGGAAAAAAATTAAATATAAAGCTAGAGAAAGGTTCTGACCAACAAGTAAAGATTGAAGCAATTAATGATGCTATTAACAATTCATACTCTAGGGTGTTAGGTAACTTAACTATCAAAAATGCAAAATCTTTAACTGATGATCTTAATTCAGCTCTTGTAGACATGGGAGAACAGATAGCGCCAGAAGATAGAATAAAAATACAAGCAACTTTAAATGCTTTAGTTAATAAAAATATTGATAAAAAAAATAATGTATTAAGTGGTGATAATCTTAACCAAGCACGAATAGGGCTAAATCAATCCTCTCGCGACTTTTCTAAACTAGGAGGTTTTAACAAAGCCATTGCAGATTATTACGATGAAGCTAGTCGGATTTTAGAAAAAGCCTATACAAAAGATAGCGGTAAATTTGCAGATGAGCTTAAAACACTTAATTCTGCGTATCGAGAATTTGTACCAATTCAAAGAGCACAGATTGCTGCAATAACTGGAGATTTATTTACACCAGTACAATTATTAAGAGGCATGAAAGCAAATGATCCGACAAAACTCAAAAAGGATTTTGCAAGTGGTGATTTACCTGATCAAAAGTTTACACAAACAGCACAAAAAGTTTTAGGCAACCAGCTACCCGATTCTATGACTGCCAGCAGATTATTAGGGCAGGATGTAATAGGAAAAATTTTTACAAATCCATTAGAGTTTGCCACGGATCTTTTAAGTTTAGGAGGTATAGGTATTCCTCTTGGTTTGGCAAGCTCAAGAGTAGGAAAAATCCCCGTAGGCGTTAATCTTTTGTCTGCTCCAGGAGCAATAGCAAGGCAAGGTAGTCCAGCTATAGCTGCTAATATGTCAGGTCCACTAGCTGAATCTTTACAAGAAAATGCAACTGTTCCACTAGCTGAATTGATACAAATGCAAATAGCAAGAAAAAGGCAAGAAGAAGCAAGAAGAGCAATGTTACGAAATCAACAATTATTATCCCAATAAAGGAGAGAAATTATGCCAAAAGTAGGAAAATCTACAAGAATGCCTTATACAAAGGCTGGAAAAAGAGTAGCAGCAAGCCAAAAAGCGAATAATAAAGCTGCTAAAAGCAGAAAGAAATATAGCTAAAGATTATGACTAAAATTAATGATAATAGCGAAATTACGATACCTGTTCGTAATTTAATAGCTATTATCTTTTTTACAAGTGTATCTACCATCGCTTATTTTGGGGTATTGGAAAGGTTAAATTTGATGGAAAACAACTTTGATATACTTGAGTTAGGAGTTGAGTCTAATTCAGAATTTAGGATAAGGTGGCCTAGAGGTGAATTAGGTAGCCTTCCTGATGATGCCGAGCAGAACATGAGACTAACTTATATAGAAAGAGAGTTAGAGAAGATTAAAGAAATTTTAGATTAATCTTTTTAGTGTATAATAACCCTTAACGACCTTCGGGTTAATAGCCCGAAAATGTCTATTTCGGTGACAGATTCGTTGACAGATTTTTCATTATTCCCCTCAATTCGTGTAATTCTAGTATTTCTCGTAAATAAATACCTCAACTAAATCATATACTTATAACTCTAGTAATTCATATAATCGTATTTGTGGAAACTCATAACCCGAAGGTCGTAGGTTCAAATCCTACCCCCGCTACCAATCTAAGTAATTGAATCTCTTATGTTTTTAGGTATTTATAAGCAGTTTTGACTGCTTATAAATT